ATACTTCACACTCGAAGGCGTAACCTACGAACGAGTAGAACCAAAAGCAAAGAAACCCGCTGGCAACAAACCCGCTGGAGGCGGCACTCAACCTCACCCATAAGTAAAAAAGCATAGTGAACGTAAAACACCATGATACACACAATAAAGAAAGTTGCTGAATAGTTGATATTCAGCAACTTTTTTTGTAACTTTGTGCTATACAAAGCCCACCCACATTGTATGAAACAACTAATGCTAAATTTTGATTTAGGCAAAGTAGCACAACGCGAAACAAAAATACGCCGTCGAGCTTTCACACTGCCCAGCGGTGATACCACCATTACCACGCCGCAGGACAGACTGGCAAAGCGCAACCGCACCATCGTAGCCCGCTACTACTACTGGACCGAAATAAAACGACGCCGCTTCGACGACGTCATGAAAATACTCTCCGACTACGAGTTCTTTGTTGGCGACCGCACCATACAGAACGCACTGGTAGACCAGGACGAACTGCTACACTCGCTGCTGGAGCAACGCCCAACAACACAGAAGCTGGCAAAGCAGTTCCCCGGCTTTGAGTGGCACTAATCAAAAAACTCCGTCTCATAAACCACCCTATACACTTTCAAGTCATCGGCTCTGCGCTCCGGCGTGGAGCTGATGCGTTTTAAGGGGTTGAACAGTCCGCCGCCATTCCACCACTGCAACGCCTTGTGCAGAGCCTCCAACACATCGAACCGAGCCAACGACCGCTCGCGCACAGCAGCAGGTGCAGCAGCATTAGTACTGCCCTGAATAGCAAACACCACCCGAAGCTCAACCCTTGCACGAATGCGCTGCACACCACCCGACAGACTTTCGCACTGCGGGTAGCTAATATCTACCAAGCAAGCTGGAAACGCCACAGGCGGACGGCACGCAACGTTAAGCTGACCTTCGTCGGCATCTACCCATTTAATTTGTGAAACATTTGCCGCAATATGGTTAGTAACGGCAAGAAAAAAAACTTTATTCATTGCTCAAATTTTTAATATAATCTACTATTCTTCCTTTAATTCTGTCGTTCAGTTCCTCGCTGTCGCCCATAAACTGGCGCTGTGTAATATGCACCATTCGGCTATGCGCCTTTACGTTGGTGCTACCCTTTTTCGTGCGGCGGGTGTGTGCCGGCACTTGCACCTCGCCATCGAAACCCTCGTTGTGTGCCTTAGCATACGTTACCTTCTGGTTGCCCGCAGCAATAACCACACGCTGCGGCGATACAACCAGCGGGCGAATGCTGTTCATCATAGCCCCCGAATCGATGAGCAACGACCCACGTTTCTTTGCCGTCCTGGCAGGCGCCCACGGGTTGCCATCAAAAGCCTTTTTGCGAAAAGTCTCCTTAAAATACTCTGTAGCCGTTTCAGCAACAATCTCGGCAGTGTCGCCCATTACCTTGTCAGGCATCGTTCGGAGGTAGTCTTCAAGTTCTTTTATGTTCATAATTGTGAGATTCTTAATTGATTATCATTGTTTTGTCGAAATAATGGTGTAACTTTGCAAGTGGGATGTAACGACCATAATCCAAGACCGAACCTCGGCGTGGCGGTGTGGCGGATACGCATAATCAGATTGACAGTTGGAGCATCCAAACGCAAAGGGGTATGCAGACACCACTATCCAACCGTATGACGCGGATTTGCCACGAGTGGTAGAACCAAGAATTAGGACGGCGGACGTAAGGACTGCATACCTCTGCCTTTTTTACCTACGAAACACAAGTAACCCCTTTCTAACTTTGTCATCGTGTAACTCGTACCACGACTTGAAATTTAGTTTTCCGTCTTGTATCTTGCAGACACACACAATAGCCACACCATCATAATATTTGATATAAAACCAACGGTTAAGATATTGGTCGCTACCCTGTTTGTCTTTTTCGTCTTGCCCTATCCACACCTCATCAGGGTATTTCATTACCTCGTTGATAGTGTCAAGGTATTTTGTTCTGAAAGCACGCTTTTTTTTGGTGTCGGTGGTATGCCCATCAAAACTTTTTTTATCCATGTACCATGTTCGATTGCTGAAGTCCTCGACAGGCAACACCTCTTCGCTTTCCACGACCTTATTGTGAGAGTTCCACCAGTCGGCAGCCTTTCCCTCGTACCAGTTTATCTTTTTCGTGGCATCACGAATAAGTTGCTTGTAGGAGTGTTTCAGCCCCCAATCATCGGGTGTAACCTTATCCATTAGCTTTGTAGCCTTGTTTGGGAACTTCTTAACATACATCTGATTGGCGTTGAAGACGTGCTGCCTCTTGCCCGGGTTATGGTCGAAGTGCGAAGCAACAGAGTTAGACCACTCTACGGAATTGAAAAACTCATCTACGGTCTGTTGCGATGCTTTGATAATGGTTTCGTTAGCCTCATTTCTTAGCAACGGCTTTACCCTACAACGGCATTTCCAACCATTAGGTGGATAGATTTTATCCCAACGTGGGTCGTCGCAATGTAGAATAACGCCATCTAATTTCTTATGCTCCTCCCTTACCTTTTCATCACCAGCCGTAACATACTCCCAATATGGGAAGCGTTCACGTTTGTTTATCAGTCTTTGGTAGTTTGCTGCCGATTCAGCCGTAAGGTTTGCCGTTTCGTACTCGGTGCGCTGCCATACCTTATTGTACTTGGTGCATACCTTTGCAGCTTCTCTTGAGAACTCTTCAAAGGTTTTTGCCTTGCGGTACAGCTGGTTTAGCTTCTGCACCTCTGCCAATGTCTTCGCCGCCGAAAAGTGGAAAAGGTTTTGCTCCATTGCCGTTACGAATGCAGGGTCGAAGTTGTCGTAGACGTAGTCGGCATTCTTTATGGGGCGTTTAAACACCTTATGAATGGCGTTTAAAAGGTCGTCGGCAATGAACCTGAATAGCTCCGCATCAAAGTAAGGAGCATCGCCATTTGCCACACGCTTTATCAGGCGGTTGTCGAGCGTGTCGTTGCTAAGCGTCGTTGTGGGGTATGGTAACTTCGAGTTCGCCCCCATCATCGTGGGGGCTGCGACGAAAAAATCCCTTAGTCGCCTGAAGAAAGATGCTTCTGCCCTTTGACGTGCCTGTGTGCTTTTTGTCGGTACCGCACTGCCATCGATATTCTGCACGGCTGCCGTACCTTCGCCCTCGTTGATATTCACAGGCTCGAAGGTGGCTGGCTGTCGCCGTGCTATCGGCTCGTCATTCTCAGGCACAGGTATTGAATACTTTTCATGCAGGTAGCTTTGCGGTATGGGCATTATGTCTGACAGCTGCACAATGTCGGCTACCGTCAGCTGCTCTGCCGCCTTTGGGAAAACGAACTTGCCGCCATTGACAGGGTAGCCGCGTGCTTCGAGCAGGGGCAGTACGTGGTTGTTCAGCACGCGCTGCACAAAACGCATGTCGCTTCTGTTCTTGCCCTCCTCTACTTCTTTGTGCACCTCGCCCAATGAGCGTGCGCCATTTTCGCCCTGCACCGTTGTGAGTGTTTGCCCCAATATCGTTATTAGCATTTCTTCGTTGCATGCCTGACGGAATTCGTTGTAGGAAGCCCCGTTGCCTTTGCCCGCTTCTTTCGTCTCAACCTCCGCCTCACGGGGTATGACCACGTAAGACGCCGACCCCGCCTGTTCCAACGCCTGCTCCAGCAGCTTGCGACTTTCAGGGTCGTAAGTGTTGTATTTACCGATGCGCTGCGGCATGCCAAACAGTTCTATCCACTGCGACCAATCGCCGAAGCCCCCGCGCTTGTAAATGGCAAACGGTGTAGCCTTCAGTAATAAGCCGTAGCTACGCTCGTGCCCCAGTACCAGCAGCGACGTGTCGCCCTCGTAAGGTACGCCCTTGTCGTCGCTGTCGTTGATGACGATGCACTTGTTGCGCAAGTTGATGTGCTTTGCCGGTATGGGTGTAACACGGAAGCTGTCGGGGGTACAGATGAACTCAACGCCGCTGCGCCCGTAAATGCGCTCGTTCAATATCTGCCGCAGCAATTCTTCCCAGTCGGTGGTGTCCATGATGTCCGCAATTTCTTCCACCTCCTTGCCGTCCCTGTCCAAAAAGGTAAGCTCGGAGTTCAGCACTGCGTCGATGCGCTTGCTGACCGCATCGGCAAGCACGCCATCTATCAACACATCTTCGAAAAGGTCGTACAGGCTCTTTACGCGCCCGCTGTCGGCAGAACGCAGTGCGTTGCGCCAGTCGCCCACGTCGTACACCTTGCGCGTGGGGGCTTTTACTATCAGTTGATTGACCACGACGGGTTCTGCCGCCTTTGATATTTTGGTTACTGTATTTTTTTTCTTTTTCATTGATTAAAAATGTTGGTTACGTTTTGGGTTGCTCCCGAATATGTACTCATTGCTGCCGTCAGGCTTGCCGTCGCCATCGTCGTCGGTACGTGGCAGCGATGGCGTTACTTCTCCCTTCTGCACCTGCCGCAGCCAGGCAACGGCGCGGTCGTACCGCTTTTCCTTCAGTTCAATCTCCGCCCCGGCATTGCAAAGGTTTACGAAATGCCACACGGCAATGTCCTTTACGAATGTCAGCAGCAATTCGTTGCGCTGCTTCGGCTTTGGCTGGTTGAATATTTTCGCCCTGTCGTATGCGCCGAGGTAGCCTGCCGCTTCCTGCACGGCAGCGTCGATGGCAGCAAGTAGTATGGTGTCATCTTCTCGGCTGATGGTATCTATCGCCTCCTTGTAAAGGTGGGTCTCAACTTCCCGTGGCGTAAGGAAGCCACCTGTGTAGTTCCACTGTTCCATAATATATCAGTATCTTTTGTTGCTTCGCTTGTGTTGCCCGATGGTGTAGCTGTCTACCGTCAAAGTGCGTATCTTTGAGTTGAGAATGTACCAACCGCCCTCGATACAGTCCACACCATCGGCAGGGGCTTTCATGCGCTTGTTAAGCAAAAGGAATTGCTCCTCCAAGCGCTGCATGTGTGGGTTGTCCTTTTCGTCGATATTGAGTATCAGCTTGCCCTGACGGTTGAGTGGCTCAAGGTTGCCCTCTATTCGGTCGAATTTCTCGGGTTTCTTGCGGGTATCGGGCGAAATGGGTATAAACCCCTTTTCCTGCCCTTTGGCGGCAAACAGCGGCAAGAACACCTGCTCGTAGAACGGGTCTTGCAACTTGTTGTTCTCAATAAAGTAGTACACTTGGCATTTGTCGCCCACATAGTCGTGTATGTAGTAATACCAATTCACGTATTCGTCGTTCACCACGTGGTCAAGGAAACCCTTATATACGTAGAAATTGCCGTCATAGTAACCGATAAGGAATAATGCCTTGAATGACGTTGCCTTATTGCGTGAGTTCGACGGTGCGGGGTCGCCGTATGCGACGGCAAGCTGGAGCTTTGAAAGGGGCGGGCATTTGCCCCATGTCAGTTCCTTGAATACTTCGCCCTCGGAAAGGGGGTTGTTGTAGAACTCCTGCTGCACGATGCGTGTAGACAACTTCGATAGCACCCTGTCAATGTCAGCTTCCGTGTTCTTTGCCGCCCATGTGCTTTTTCCGTTTTTATCACGGATATTGACAATGTCCCAATGGTCGGCTTTCTCGCCCGCTCGCTTTACGCAGCAGTCAAGGGCGATAAGGTTGCCACAGAATACTACCAGCAGATTGCCGCTGATGCTTCGTGTCGGGAATGCCGCCCCCTCGAACCAGTCCCATTTTTTGTTCACAATATCAGGGTTGCGGCAGTCCTCATCAGTGTCGAAGTCGTCTACCAGTATGGTGTCGGGGCGTACTTCGTCTTTACGCGTACCACGGGGGCTTTCGCCTGCACCCAGTGCGCGGAAGGCAGCACCATTGGTAAGGGAGAACTCCTCCGCTGTCCACGAGCCAAACTCCCGCAAATCACCGTAATAAGCCTTTAGCAGCGAATTGCGCTCGAAACTTTCCTTGTATGGTTTCAATAGGCGGGTGGCGTTATCCTTTGAATTGCTGATAAGCAGTATATTGCGCTTCTTGCCAGTGCAAACGAGGTACATTACACACATCATCACCGTTGTAGATTTAGCAAGCTCACGGCTCCATGAAAGCACCTCGTACCACTCTTCATTCTTGCAAATACGGTTGATGGCTTTAATGTGGAATGGGGCAAATTCGTGGGTGGCATATTGACCGAAAAAGAATTTTATCCACTCGACAGGGTTCTTTTCCAACTTCTCGCGCTTTTGGGCGCGCTCCAATGGCGACAGCTCATCTACCGCGGTATCTTTTTGTAGGTTGTTGAAATACACGCGCCATTCTTTCAACGCCTGCTTATCGTCTACTTTGCCCATTTCATTTGCTCCTTTATGTATGCGTCAAAATAGTTAGCCAATTCTTTTGCCTTTTCGAGGTTGCGCGGGCGCAGCCAATCTAAGAGGCGGCGCGACACATTATATATATCACGTATCGACGCATCTTGCTCCAACGCTTCGAGATCTTCCGTCAGCTTTCGGCGGATTTGCGCTTCATTCCTATCGGGAAAGCGCGCACCTTCGGGCTTTTGAGCAATGGCGCGGTCCAATTCGTCAAGCTGTATCAATGTCGAGTTGATGCGCTCCTCACGCGTTTGCAAAAGATTTAATTTCAGCTTTTCCCACTCTTTCACCCACTTGCCGATGCTAACGCGCGACGCGCCTGTGCGGTCGGCTATTTCTTGCTGTGTTACATTGGGTTCACTTAAAAAGATGAGCTTCGCCAATTCTTTCTTCTTCTTTATGTCCATTTTTATTGTATTATCTGCTGCAAAGTTACCATATAATAAGCGCAAAAAATAATGGCGTTGCAAGCGTTGCAGATGTATTGTACAATATTTACAATACATTGTATATCAGTATTTTGCGATTTGCAGGAGCACTTTCCTTACCTTACCTTTGCATCGCAAAACATTCAAAAGCGATGAATAAAAAAACATTCATATTACATGACGAATCGGTGAACACCTACGGCTTCCGTATGCTCACCTCTGGGGCTAACTTGGAAGAGTTCCGCAAGAACCCCGTCATGCTGCTGAACCACGACGACTGGAAGATGCCTATTGGCAGATGGGAGAACATACGAATAGAAGGCACGCAAATATTAGCCGATGCCGTCTTCGATGAAGCCGACCCCCGCGCCGTGGAGGTACAGAAGAAGGTAGATACCGACTTCATACGCATGGCGTCTATCGGTGCATGGGCGCAGGAAACCAGCGACGCTTACGACCTGATGCTGCCGGGGCAGAGTTCACCTACCGTAACGAAATGGACGGTACGGGAAGCCAGTATCGTAACCATCGGTGCAAACCACAACGCCTTGGCACTGTATGACAGCAAGGGCAACCTTGTGAACATGGGTAACTTTTCAAAGCACAGCACCCCTACGGCAACAATGGAGTACACGGAATTACAGGACATTTTCAATAATAATAAGATGGGAAAATTAACGCAGATTTTAAATTTGAGCGATGCTGCTTCAGAAGCTGACATCGTGGGTAAAGTAAACGAGCTTATTGCCAATAACGACCGATTGGAAAAAGAAAACAGGACGCTTGCTGATGCCATCGACGCACAGAAGGCGGAGCAGAAGAAGAAAGAACAGGAGCAGGCAGTAGCCCTTGTTGATGCCGCCGTAAAGGACGGGCGCATCGACGCCAAGGGCAAAGAAAGTTTCCTTGCCATGTTCGACCGTGATTTCACCGGTGCAAAGGCTGCCTTGGAAGCTATACCAGTACGCCAAAGCGTAACGGCACAAATTCAAAACGGCAGCCAGCGTGTAGACATGGGCGACTGGAAAAGCAAGACATGGGACGAGCTCGACCGTGCCGGCAAGCTGACACAGCTCAAAGATAATCACCCCGACATTTACGCTGAAAAGTTTGAGCAGCGTTTCGGCACAAAGCCCAACATGTAGGTGGCAGTAAGTAAATAGAATTAATAAATTAAATAAAAAAGAAATGGCTATACAAAGAGAAATTTGGATTGGCTCCATCGTGGAGGGCTTGTTTGCCGATAACAGCTTTTTAAGCAAGGCTTTCAACGCCGATGAGTTCGTTAATATGGGAAAAACGGTGCACATTTCCAATGCTGGCGCACCGTCAAAAACGAAGAAGAATCGCACCAGCTTCCCCGCTGACGTAAACACACGTACTGACGTTGATTTAAGCTTCAACCTCGACGAGTTCACCACCGACCCTATCCGCATTCCACATGCTGATACGGTGGAACTTTCGTACAACAAGCGCGAAAGCGTGTTGCGTCAGGACAAGGCGACACTGCAAGAGGCAGTTGCAAAAAGCATGATATACAGCTGGCTTCCTGAAAAGGAACACTGCGTGCAGACAACTGGTGCTTCCGTGAGTGCGCATACAGATAAGGCTACCGGCAACAGAAAGGCACTTTGCCGTGCCGACGTTCAGAAATTGATGGTAAAGTTCAACGCAGACAACGTACCGCAGGAAGGTCGCTATCTGCTGCTTGATGCGTATATGTACGACCAGTTGCTTGGCGACCTTACATCTGTACAAAATCAAGCATTCCTTGCCAGTGCTGATGCACAGCGCGGTATTGTGGGCAAGCTGTTTAGCTTCAACGTAATGATGCGCTCGGAAGTTGCTATTTACGGCGACGGCATCGTAAAGAAAGCTGAAGATGCCGAAGGTGCGGCTACCGACCTTGCGGCAGGCTTGGCTTGGCACGAAAACAGTGTGTGCCGTGCATTGGGTGAAGTGAACGTATTTGAAAATGAGAAAGACCCCACCTTTTACGGTGATATATACTCGTTCCTTGTGCGTGCCGGTGGTCGCCCGATGCGTCAAGATGTCAAGGGACTTATTGCCATAGTTCAAGGCAAATCAGTGTAACGACCATGCAGCTAAAGTACTTAGTAATACATTGTACAGCTACCCCCGAGGGGCGTGAGGTGTCAGCTGACGAAATCCGCCGCTGGCACACTGCTCCGAAGGCAGAAGGCGGTCGGGGTTGGAAACAGGTCGGGTACACTGACATGATACACCTCGACGGCAAGGTGGAACGCTTGGTGCGCAACAACGAAGACATGCAGGTAGACGCCTTTGAAGTTACCAACGGTGCCAAGGGCTACAACGCCGTAGCCCGCCACATCGTCTACGTGGGCGGCGTGGCTGCCGACGGCACACCGAAGGACACACGCACGGAGGCGCAGCGCAACGCCTTGGCAGCTTATGTACGCGACTTCCACACTCGCTTTCCGCAGGTGCGCATCATCGGGCACAACGAAATAGCCCCCAAGGCTTGCCCGTCGTTCAACGTGCAGCAGTGGCTCAAGGCAATAGGTATCAGGCAAGTATAACGAAAGAAAACGCAATGGAAACACTCCTACAGATACTACAATGGGCAATACCATCGGGTGGCATTGGTGCAGCCATTGCGTGGCTTGCCAATCGCAAGGTGGCGTCGGCAAAGGCAAAGAAAGCCATTCACGACACCTACAAGGCGATGTACGAGGACATATCACAACTATTAGTAGAAAATCAAAAGAAGAATGAAAAAACTATCAATTCACTACAGGAAGAGCTTGATAAGGCACGCACCGAAAGCGCACGCATCAAGCGGTCTCTGGACCGCCTTTCGCGGGCTATCGAGGCTATTCAGTATTGCCCTCACCGCGGTACTTGCCCTATCAGCCACGAGCTGCAGGTCGAAGCAAACGGTGGTGCAAAGCGAAGTTCAAAGCGACTCTCTCCGTCAAGAAAGCAGCTTCCTACAAAGCAGCTCGCTACAGATGCTGACAACGACGGAAGCGCAGAAGATAGCGTCGGACACGGCGATGCTGACGCTGCCGATGCAGAGCTTGCTGAACCTGCCCGATAGTGCCGTCTTCCGACGGCAAAGCGGACGCTTAATAATAGAAGCCTACCACAAAGAGGGCAACGTATATATCAGGGGCTCAACCCTACCCATCGAAAGGGAGGTAAGGCAGACAACAATATTAGCACGGCACACAAGCACTACGCAGGAAAACAAAGCGGTGCGAAGCATCGGAAAGGTCTCGAAAACCAAAATTATTAAGCCACCTCCCACCTATCAAAAGTTGCTGCAACTTATCGGCATATTGGTATTATTGGGCGCATTGGCGTTCGCAGGTATTAAATTATTTAGTTGGTACAATAAAAAATTGATAAAATGAAAGAAACAAACGACGGCTATATTATGCTGCTTGATGCCATCTTCTTTAATGGCAAGAAAATTGGCAACATTGCCGAAGACGGTATAGATTGGGGCGGCGACGCTGCCGAATACATTAAATTGTATGCAGCACAGGTGCGTAACAGCCCGGTGAAGAAGATACGCAAGAAGGCGGCTTCCAACGTATTGAAGTTCAACCTTATCGAGTTGCTCCCGGATAACTGCGTGGCAGTGATGGGTGGCACGGTAACGGAAGACGGCTGGGAAGCTCCGTCAGAAAGCGTAGTGTTGGAAGGTGCGGTGAAGATAATTTCAGGCACTGGGCAGACAGTCGAAATTGCCAAGGCATCACTTGAGGGTATGGTGCGCGGTAAGCTCGGTGGCGACGACCCATTACACATTGAATGCGAGCTTGAGGTGCTGACATCGGGCGACGATAGTGCTCCGTTTAAAATTGTTGAGACCAAACCCTTTATTGAGGCGAAGCCAACGGAACTCAACTTCAAGAAGGCGGGTGAGACAAAGGTAGTGGACATTTCTGCCAGTGGCGCATTCTCTATGAGTGCTGCACCTGCTGGTTTCACAGCCGAGGCAAAGGGTGGACGCGTGCTCATTACTGCAGCCAACAACACGGGTGCGCAGCGCACGGGCAAGATAACCTTCCAACTGAAGGCTGACCCGAGCAAGAAGGTAGATGTGAACCTCACACAGCAAGGCTGATGAAAAAGAATAATAAAGTAGAGGTGGAAGCGTCGGAAGCCCTATTGGATATCGGCGTTTCCATTCCACTTTTTCAGTGGAAAATACCTTTTAAGAAAAAGCCCATCAGCTTGCGCCTTACAATGCGCCGCCCTTGCTTTGGTAATCAAATACGCATAGCGCGGAAATTCCTTAGTATGGGTGTCAGCTATGAAGAGATGGAAGCCTTCACGAAAGATGAGCAACTGCAATTCATTGCCCGGCACGGCAAGACGGTAGCCCAAATGGTGGCACTCACCATCTGCCGCAGCAAGGTGTCAGCTATCTTTGCACCGCTGCTGGCTTGGCTGCTGTTGTGGCTGGTGGACGATACCTTCTTATTGCTTGCCAATCTGCATTTCATTCCGCTAATAGGCACACAGCATTTTACGAATATTATCAAATCCTTAGAATGGAGCAACCCGCTCCGTCCAAGGTTGAGCCAAGTAAAGAAGGGGAGTTAAAGGGCTTTTTTGAAAGCTCCCATAGCCCTTTTGGATTCGTATGGCAAATTGCCGAAGCAACGGGTTGGACGGTAGACTACATAATGTGGGGTGTGAACTACCAAACACTGCTGATGATGCTTGCCGACGCACCGCGTTACATAGATGCTGACCAAGCAGCTACCATATCAAAAGACAATAATACAAAAGATAATAAAACAACGAGAGAGCCTAAGACGGTAATAGGCTTCTTTCAAAGCAGACTGAACGATGAATAACGGTATCGAAATAGAGTACTTATTCGGTGGCGACCTTATCGACAAGACGAAGGAAGCCGCCAAGGAAACAGGCAGGCTCTCTACTGCAGCAGAGCAGGCAGCATCTTCCATCACCGAGAAGATAGCGGCACAGAAGGCTGTGGTCAAGCAGGTGGAGAGCGACCTTAAAAGTCTGCAAAAACAATATGAGAAAATAGCACCGGGTAAGGCGCAAAACGAACTAATGCTGGATATACGTGCCTGCAAGGTCGTATTGGAAGAAGAAAAAGGTGCGCTGGCTAATTTGGAGGCGGAGCACAAGAAGGCTTCTGCCTCGGTAAGCAAGCTAACGAAAGAGTATCGCAGCCTTATTCAGGAGATGGCACGCATGCGCCTTTCCGGGGAACAGCATACGGAACAATACCAGCGAATGGCAAAGCGGGCTGCCGAGCTTTGCGACACCTTAGGCGACGTCCGGGCACAGACAAAGGCACTTGCTTCCGATGATGCCAACTGGGAGGCAATGGCATCAGGACTGAACGGGCTTAGCGGTGCTGTTACCGCCGGTACTGGCGTAATGTCGTTATTCGTAGGTGAAAACGAGGAACTCGCACGCATTCAGACACGCCTGCAAAGCGTGATGGCTATAACGATGGGCATTCAGCAGGTATTTAATGCCCTGAATAAGGATTCGGCGTTCCGAATAAAATTTGTGTCGAAGGTTACTGACATGTGGACGGCTGCCAATGCCCGCCTTGCAACGGCACTTGGCATTTCTTCCGCTGCTGCCAGTGCGTTGATGGCAACGCTGACACTGGGATTGTCGGTAGCCATTGGTGCCGTTATCACCATGTGGTACAAGAACAGTGAAGCGGCGAAAGAGAGTGCCGCTGCACAGGAGAAAGCGGCAGAAGAAATGCGGGAGGTTGCCCGCTCGGCGGCTGTACAAAAAGCAAAGCTCGATATACTTTATAAAGCCACACAGGACAACACAAAGAGTCTGAGGGACAGAAAGGCTGCAGTGAAGAACTTGCAAGCAGCGTATCCTGCTTATTTTGGCAATATGAAAACGGAAGCTATTCTTGCAGGACGTGCGGCAACGGCTTATCGACAGTTGGCAGCTGACATTATGAAGGCTGCCATGGCACGTGCCTATCAGGAGCGAGTGGAGAAACTTTCCAAGGAACGCATAGACCTGGAAGATAAAAAAAATAAAAATGACAAATATATAAACGAAAACAAAAAGCGCCTTAAAAAAGCAGACGAAGATTACAAAAAGAAAGGCAGCAAGGATTATACCACCGAAATGATAGGTGGCATGACCGTCGGTGGAGGAGCTACCCGTATTGGTATGGGTGCAGGTCGCACGGCGAACGACAATCTTAGGAAAGAGGTGAACAAGCGACTGGAAGACAACAAGGAGCTGACAAAACAGCTTGCTGAAAACCAAAAGCAAACAGAAGCCTACGCACAGAAAGCCCTTGAAAATATGCCTGCCCTCAATAAGGTGGAAAACAAGGGCTATGAAGAGCCGAAGGTAAAGACAAAAAAGGAGAAAATAAAGAAAGATAAAAAAGAAGACTTGTCGGGCGAGGCAGAAGAGCTTGCCGAACTTGAAAAAGCAGCGCAAAAAAAGATAGCCGAAACACGCGTGGCACTTATGAAAGAGGGCTACGATAAGGAGCGTGCCGAAGCCTTGCTGCAATACGAAGAGGAGAAGCAGCGCATATTTGAGGAAGAAACCAAGCGCAAGGAATTGGTGAAGAAGCTGCGCAAAGGAGGTGTGGCTGTCAGTGCCGAAAAGGAGGCGCAAATAAGTGCCGATGCTGCCAAACAGCGCATACAGGCTGCACAGATGTACAACAACAAATACGCTGCCATCGCCGAAAAAGAGAAAAAAGAATATGACGATAAGGTAAAGGAAGAAAAGAAGAAGGAAGAAGAAGCCTTGGACACCTTACTGTCAAAGCACCAGGACTACAATGCCCAGAGAATGGCTGTTGAGACGAACTACACGAAGGAGCTGGCAACGCTGTTGGCACGACGAAACAAGGATAACGCCAACATCATAGATGCCGCATTGGTGCAGCTCGAAAAAGATAAGGAAAAGGCACTAAAGGAAATCAACGACAAGGAGCTCGACGAAATGAAGAGCAGCGCAAGCATCTTCGTCGAGATGTTCGAAGACCCTGCAGAAAAAAGCGTAAAGCAGATAAATAAGGTAATTGCCAAGCTCGCCGACCTGAAGGCGTATATGGACGCAATGGCGAAAGGTGAGCTTACCGCCGATGGAGCAGCCGTCATCAAGGATAAAAAAGGCAATACCAAACGTACCATCACACAGAATGACATTGCGCAAATGGGCATAACACCCGAACAGCTGAAGCGGCTCCAGCAGTCGCCCGAAGCCCTGAAGGCTTTCATGGATCAGTGGCAGAAGCTAAAACAAGAAAGCCTGAAAAAGAACCCTTTCAAGGCGTTGGCAGCAGCTATAAAAGACTTGTTGGACGACAAGAACAAGGGCGACAAAAGCGACAAAGAGAAGAAGATAAAGCGCCTTGCCGAGGCATCGGCAGAAGTTGCCAGCGAAGTGGGAAAGATAGCCGGTGGACTGTCAAAGATGTTTGAGGAGATGGGTAACGACAGTATGGCAGAAGCCATGGGTACGGTGGAAGATGTTATGAATGGCGTTTCCAACATTGCCAAAGGTTTTGCCAATGGCGGCGTCGTGGGTGGCGTCATGGCAGCGGTAGGCGAAGCCATCAATATTATTGGCAAGGCGTTTTCTGCAGGTGCACGACACCGTGCAGCCCTCAACGCCATCATGAAGGAGCGTATCGCACAGCAACAGGCGTACAACTTGCTGCTGATGCAGGAAGCCTTACTGTACGAACGGGGTACGACGGCTTTCGGCACTGACCGCTACGGCAAGGCAACGAATGCCATACATGTAATGAAACAGGCAGCCGAAGAGTTTGAAAAGGCGTGGAAACAAGCCAACGATATAAAGGTGGTAACAGGACACAAGAAGACAGGTCTGTTTGGCTGGGGCAAAGGCAAGGACACTTACAGTAGCTTGCTGTCCGAATACCCGAAGCTGCTCGATGCTAACGGTAAATTCAACATATCGCTCGCTGAAAGCATTTTAAAAACGCGAAAGATGAGCGACGCAAGCAAGGAAGCCCTGCAACACCTTATTGACCTTGCCAAGCAGCAGGAAGAAGCATTCAAGGAAATACGTAACTATCTCACAGACATCTTCGGCGAATTGGGCAATACAATTACCAATGCGCTGGTGGACGCTTTCAAAAGTGGCACGGACGCAGGCAAGGCAATGGTGGAGAGCGTTGGGCGTATGCTTGAAAAGTTAGGTGCTGATATGGTGTATTCTGCTGTGTTGCAAAAGTACTTCCTGAAAGCGCAAAAAGATATGGAGAAGTACGCTACCGATGAGCACCTTAGCGAAGAGGAACGTTTTGCCGCTTACGCCCGCATATTGGACAGGCTCACCGCTGATGTGGCTGCCGACAGTGGCAAGGCTGCATCGCTGTTGGAGTTCTTCAAGAAAAAGGCAAAGGAGTATGGTATTGACATCTTCGGTGGTGCGGCACAGCAAGGGCGCGCAGGCAGCCTTGAGACAATGACACAGGCGCAGGGTACTAAACTCGAGGGGTTGATGACGTCGGCACAGATACACCTGGCGTCGATGGACATAAAGCTCGAAGATGCCGTAAAGCAGATGCAGGCATCTACACGCCACCTTGAAAGGATAGAACGCTACACGAAGCATTGTGAGCGACTGGAAGATATTGCCGACGATATAAAGGTGTTGGCACGTGATGGTATTAAAGTAAAGTAAAATGGATATACTCGAAAATCAAGTATTGCTAAATGGAAAGGACATTTGGACGGAGTACCACGTATTCCTGCGGGAAGAAAAGGCGGGCGAGCAGAAGAACCTTGAAGCCCTGCTGACACCCGCCAAGATGAAGGCGCACGTGGCGGTAGCCTTCCGCGAAGAGGACGGCGAGAAGTATTCCAACCGACTGTTGCCAAAAAGTGAAGCCCGCGATATAAAGCTGCACTTCGCCATCATGGCGGACAGCAAGGCGCAATTCCTACAGCGTTACCGCCGCTTCATTCAGGCATTGAAGACAGGCAATGACGGGTGGCTTGTATGGACGTTCCCGACACTGGGGCTTGAGATGCGCACCTTCTTAACGGAGTTTACGCCCTTTGATGCCCTTACCAACCTATGGGTGGAAGAAGCGCACTGTGGCGCACTACATGCCACATTCCGCGAGCCGAAGCCCAGCTTTTAAAGAGTATTTAAACGATATTTAAATAGCGTTCAAACGATGATAGAAATTTTCACAAAGGAAGATACGGTACGCTGCATAGCCGACGGTGCAAACGGTAGGCAAGATAAGCAGCTGCAAGGCGACAATACCCTGTCGCTGACGTTCACGCTGTACGAATACGTGCAACTGGACGTAAACGACTATGTGGACTTCTGTGGCGAACGCTATTGGTTGATGGAACGTTTCAAACCCCGTATGAAGAGTACGAGGGAGTGGGAATACAACCTAACACTTTACGGCATTGAAAGTCTTGTAAAGCGTTTTTTGGTGATAAATTACACCGATAACGAAAACACCCCTATCTTTACGCTTACTGCCCCTGCTGCAGAACACGCAAAGATAATACTTACATCGATAAACAACGCCATTGGCAAGCAGTTGTTCAAGTTAGGCGAAGTGAAGCAGACGGAGAACCTTGTTATAGACTACAAAGGAACTTACTGCAACGATGCTTTGGATATGCTTGCCAAGGCGGCGAAAACGGAATTTTGGTTTGAGAACGGCACAACACTCAACATATCAAAGGCACAATATGGAGAGCCTTTAACGTTGGGCTACCAAAAAGGTCTTATTTCCTTGGAACGTGAAAGAGCCGACAACGTAAAGTTCTATTCGCGCCTCTTCCCATTGGGCAGCACAAAGAACATTGACCGAGACAAATACGGGCACACCCGTCTGCAGTTACCAGGTGGACAGAAGTACGTAGATAAAGACGTGGATAAGTACGGCGTGGTACATCACTTCGAAGAAGCTGCCTTTGCCGATATTTACCCACGCCGTATAGGCACGGTGTCGGCAGTGCGTTCGCAGGAGCGCACAGGCAAAGATGGTAAGCCCTTCACCATATATTACTTCAAGGATAAGGAACTTAACTTCAACCCCAACCAATACAAGATAGGTGGCTACGTAATGCGTGTTGCCTTTCAGGAGGGTAGCGAACTTGCTGGGCAGGGCACGAGCGAGGAACATTACTTTGAAGTGAACTACGACGATACGGCAAAGGAATTTGAAATTATCACCATCTTCCCCAACGACACGATGCAAGTGCCGGGTGGCGTGCTTGTGCCGAAGGTGGGCGACAAATACATATTGTCGCACTTGCGTATGCCTGATGAATACTACCCGCTTGCCGAAAAAGAGTTCTTAGAGGCGGTAAAGAAATTCAACGAAGAAAATTTCGTAGACAACTCGGTATATAAAGCTGACACCGACCACGTTTGGGTGGAGCAGCAGCATGCCGACCTTTTTCTTGGCAGACGCATACGGCTTGAAAGTGCAGAATATTTTGCCCCCGCTGGCTATCGTATGAGCCGTATTACCCGCCTTTCGCGCAGCGTAGACCTGCCGACGCTTGTAAGCATCGAAATAAGCGATGCTGTGGCAAAAGGCAAGATAGCTGCAATGGAAGGCAGTATTAACGACGTAAAGCACTATATAGGCGAGGTTGCAAATGATATTCCCGATATTATCGCCAGTGGCGATGATACACAGCCGGGAGAGCACAATGTATTTTCTGCCAAGCGTGCACTTAAGGAATTTCTTAGCAAGAACGCCCCCGACACGGCGCAGGAGTTGATAACCTTTTTGCGGGGCATCGCATTGAATGGCGGGGCGGGTATCGATGGGGCGGGTAACGCCATATTGAAAGCTATCCAAACATTGGGGTTTGAACGCACCATCAACGGCTTTGGCGTTTGGCTTGACGATAAAGGCAGGGCGCACGGGCAGATTGACTACTTAGAGGTAATTGGCAAGGCTATATTCCGCTCGCTACAAATTGACGAGTATAAGCACATCGGGGGCAACATTGTGCTGTCAGGTGCGAATGCCATTATAGAAAAGGTGGTGCCTGTTAGTGGTGGCTGGAAATGCTACTTGCACACGGACGATGGCGACAAAGCGATAACGAACGATTGGGAGCCGGGCGACCAAGCACTATGCCAGACGTTCAACATTAAAGCTGGGGTTTACGAGAATGTAAGCAATAGATATTACTGGCGCGTAGTGTCGGCTGTGGCA